AGCGACCTGCATTGCAGACACGCCGATGGCGCGGCCAACAATCATGCTGTTGCTCGCAGGTTTCTGAGAGTATCGCTGTGCGGCGACTGCCGTGTTCACAATATCCTCAATGCTCGTGTCCAGATTCATCTCCTGAATCTGCTCATTGAACCGGGTCTGCGCTTGGCTTTCCTGATTCTGACGACTGATATCGTTGACTGATTCGTCAACCGATGCACCTTCAATACCAGCGGCGGCGGCGTTGTTGATGCTGGCACCTGCTGCCCGGTTAGCTTCCTTGTTGATGTTGTACAGGTCGGTGCCAGTTTGCTGCCGAAGTAGGCCACGCTGGAGATTGACGGTGTTGATGCGCTGGCCCATTGCCTGCCACGTCTGTTTGTTCAGGCGTTCGTTCTCTGCCTGCACAGCTTTCATCTGCGCACGTTCTGCTCGTCCTTGAGCATAGGTGGTGATGAAAGAGTTCGTGGCGTCGGCACCAGCTTTAGCAAAAGCTGCCCAACCCATATTTAAATTCTCCGAGTGCGATTGTAGAACTTGACGTAATAACCCAGCCCCTGAATGTTCAGGTCGCCAGCCGTAGACGAATCCACGACCATGTTGCTGGACTCAACCTCAAGGCCCATGCGAACTTTCAGGTGAGCGCGTTTCGCCAGCATTGCAGACTCCAAGCCGAGTTCCTTACTGGTGTAACGAATCGGGCTGGACTCAATGTTATAGGCGCTATACGCTCCCCGGTCAGTCGCCGTGATATTGAACAGGCTGGTGTACCGCAGGGTGAAGTTATAGAACATCACGACCATCTTGTTCACGTCCATGTACGAGCCGTCACCGTTGAAGATGCGCGGCGGCGTCGGACTGAACAGCGCTTTGAAGCGCAGGCCAACCCACAGAGTTGCGGAGCCATAAGATGGTTGCAGATACAGACGGCGGTTCGTGGTGTCCACTGACTTGATACCTACCTCGGCACCGATGTAGTTGCCGGACGGCACAACCGTGGTCATGAAGTCAGTGTTGCCATCGGCCAGATACCGGGCCTGAATAATATCCCACAGCGCTTTCTGCACGCCATCGGCAGCGAACTGGATGTACGAGCTATCAGTGCTTGGGTTGGTCACGGTCATGTTCTGCGCATAGTCTATCGCAGGCAGGAATCGTGCTGGGTCAGTTGGGTCGGGTGAATCACGCATAGACAGCGTGAGCATGTGCATGTGGCCATTCTGCTCAACCAGCGCCACCAGAACCTCACGGACGAACCACGCTGCGTGGATAGTGCCGTACAGCTCCCAGCGATGCCAAGATGACAACACCTTCTCATCGCCTGACCAGAGGTACTCGTTCACGTACAGCGTGGACTTCTCAGTGGTCGAGCCAAACACAACGATGTTGTTCGTGGTGCTGGCAGAGATGTAGCTGTTTGCCCCTTCCAGATAGGTCGGCAGGTGGTCGGTTACGTCCTGACTCACGTACTGCAAATCTGTGTAGCCGGACGGCAGCATCTCCTTGACGGAGAACGAGCTGTTCGAGCGCGGGTACGAATAATACAGACTGCGGCCAGAGGTGGTCGGCGCTACGCCAGTGTCCATCTGGTACGTTGAGGTGAGCACAGCCGTGGCGTTACTCGGTGACAGAATCTGATTGCGTCCGGGGATGACAGCCTGATGTTCCTCACTGGCCAGAATCAGGTCAGAGTTGAACGGGATGCCGTATCGGAATGATGCGCCAGCGAAGCTCGAAGCAGTGAACTCAATGCGGTCACTCTCCAGCAACTGGGTCACAGTGGTGCGGAAGAAGTTATTCCGGTCATCCTTGTCGCTGGAACCCATGGTGATGTATGGGCCAGAGAAGATAATCAAGCGACCTTGGAATGATGCCAGACCAGTGATGCCAACACCATTGGCGTCGGTGAATGCTGGGATGGCGTTGGTCTTGTCATCACCAGCCAAGCGCCCCGGCCATGAGCCTTGAGCGAATGAGTGCTGATTGAGTGTGCTGGTCGTATTGAACACCAGTGGCATACCGCTTGGGTTAATTCCAGTCGGAGAACCGTAGGCACCTTTCTCCACCCAGCGTGAGTCGCCGTAACTCCACTGGAAATATTGAGCGAAGCTGGCATCGCCCACAGTCATGATGAACCCACCCGCAGCCGCAGGCAATCTTGCCGGGAGCTTAGTGGTCAGGTCTACCGTGTGGGTGTTTGATGCAATGGCGTAAGTTGAACCTGTCGAGGTTGACACGTTCATATCTGCCGCAGCCTCGGTGCATTGCAGGTACAGATACGCCCCATCAGCCTGAACAATCTCAAGGCCAGAAGCACCACCCACGGCGGCGTCGAGCTGAGACTTGAGCTGGCTGATGATGTACTCTGGCGTTGCATGGTCAGACGCACTGGTCTGGTCTGCGTTTGGCGTCGTGTACGTTGCGCTCACGGCACCGAGTGCGGTCTGTACGCGCACCGTGTACTGCTTCCCATAGGAACCAGCCAGCACGAAATAATAACCCCGGCGACCCGGATTCATTCGCGTTTCGTTCTCAAGCAAAACAGGCAGCTTCGAACAGTTGGCCACATACATCGTGTTGCCTACGGTCGTGAATACAATGTCGTCAGGGTTAGAGGTGACGAGATAGTTGGACTGCCCCATGAATTGGACAGTCTCAGTCTCAACGAATGAGGTGACGTACCCGGTCAGCGTATTGACCACGAAGGTAGTAACACCCCAAGGTTGGTTGTGTAAAAGCGCAGGTGGCCAAAGTTACCAAGGCTCCAGACACTGGCGTTGGTGGAGTCCACCAGTTTAGTGTCGCGGGTGCCGGGGCGTTTACGCAGGCCACGCACGGTATCAGAGGTCATATTGACCTGTTCCTCAACCTGCGATAGCTGGCGGTCAGTATAGACCTGCTGGCTCACGCCGCCGAGGATGGATTTATAAGCGCCTTGGTATACTGGCATTATCCTCTCCGAGCACTCTCATATCGCCACCAGCTCTGACGCTGGCGTGCATTGAATCGACGTTGACGGGTATGGATTGACTGGCACTGCTGCAACGCCATGGCATAGCCGCCTGTCACGCTGGCCGGAGGGTTATCCCCAATGTCGTCGGCGTAAGCTGAGATAGCTGCTTGATATGCAATGAGTCGTTGAACAGGACTCGGTAGGTCATCCCACCCCAAATCATAAGTAACCAATCCCGGAACATCCTCAGTAAAAACAAAGGTTTGGGATTGTGCGTTGTAAAGATACCCGCCTCGCACAATACACTCAAACCCATCGGGGATGAAGCTCAGTGCGTCTGCGGGATATTTGACTCGACCATCCGACTCGCGTGGAATGGTGATTCGGATATTGTTGAACCACCAGCCATCGGTGAGGACTTCTTCCGTCGCCACGTTAATCTTGTCAAGTGCAAGGGTAACGGACGGGTTTCGAATCTCAGTCGAGGATACGGTGTGCTCCGACAATGCCCGAAGAACAATGTTAACTGCTTCGAGTAAAGTCATAAAACCTCCAGTGACAATCATAGAAGCCCCTCGTGAGAAGGGCTTCGAGTTTGCCATTAGGCTTCGGTAGTAACCACGCCTACCACGTCAGGACGACGCTGACCCACGGTGTACATGTGGAAGCTGTCCAGTACGTTGGTCAGTTCACGTTCGTCATCCCACACGCGGTTGAACAGCGGCTGGGCTTCGACAGTGACCAGAGCCAGAGACGGGTCGAAGATAATCATCTTACGCTTGATTTCTTCGGCGGTGACGTTGAAGTCGGCACCGAGGATGTGGTTGGTGATTGCTGCCTGCGGGAATGCGTTGCTCTCGATGATACGGATACCGTTCACATAAGCAACACGACGCATAGCGAAGTCGTTCACACCACGACCACCAGTGAACTCAACGTTCATCAGTTTCTTGTGCTCCAGCAGGATGCTGAACCACGCCGGGTCAATCAGCGTTACAAGACGGCCAAGGTCGGCATCGCGGCGAATGAACGCCTCAATGACTTTCTTGTGACCATGCACCAGTGCGCTTGCATCGTCTTCCTCAGAAGCCACGGTGCCAGTCAGCGTTACCTTCTCCTTGATACCGGAGTTGAACGCGCCTGCCAGAGAGGTCGGAGGAACGAAGTCAGCAGACTTCTGGA